TTAGCCAGTGCGTTGGCTAACTCATAAGTAGCGTATTTAATGTCGTTTGGAATGCTGGTGCAAACCAACTCCACACGGTCAACGTGATAGTTGTTGCGAGGCCAGCTCAGTGCTTGGTTGTCATCACAACGATCACCGTAAAAATTCAACGTATCAATCCAGCGCGTTGCAGAAATTAACGCTCGGTTCTTTGCGTCATCAGTTTTGTTGTCCCACTGTGTGCTGCTTGGGACGGTTTCAAAATATGCGTCGGCTTCTGCCAGCGTCACAAAGCTGTTGGCTGTTTCGCTCTTCAGTGTGGCGTTGATCGTGGCAGCCATAGCGCAAAAAGAAGGTGGCCCCACCTAATGGTAGGGCCTTTGCTCTGATCAAGATCAGATGGTGCTGGTATCCAGCGAGCTGTTGACAGTGATCTGAACCATAGGGATCAGGTCGATGTCATAGGTAGCAGACCAGTTACCTGCGGTAGCAAGGTCGCTGTTGTTCGGGTTGTCGAAGCTGCCGCCCCATGCAGTACCCATCACGTGATAGGTGGAGTGGTAGTCAACGGACAGCACGTCCTGCTTGGACAGCACGTTGCGGTCAGCTTCAATCCGAAGATCTTGCTGAACGCCTTCCATGATTGAGCCTGCTTTCGTCAGATAGCAGTAGAACTCACGCTGGTGACCGCCAGTGCCAGGAGCAACGGTATTAACCGCAGGATCCATGATCACGTTCATACCGGCAAATTCACCGATGGAACGAGCACCAACGCCAACACCGCCACCACCCCAGGTGATTGCACCACCCGTGGACAGAGCCGAGGTGGAGAAGGTCAGCAGGCCGACCTGATACAGGTAGTAGCCAACAGAAGGGTGAACAACCAGGGTGTCCAGTTCGTCACCACGCTCTCCGAGGAGAGAACGGCCACGTGCCACAGCAGCAGCGGTGAGGAAGTTGTCCTCAGTCGCTCCAGATGCAGCGGCTTTACCCAGGTCGAGGGCGTTGCCGGACAGAGCAGTACCGAACAGACCAGCAAGCTGAGAGAACAGACGTGCGCTGTTCAGCTTGTTGATGGCGTCGGCCAGTTGGTTGCGGATGTGAAGCATGGGATCTTCACCAGCAGCCAGAACTGCAATGTCATCCACGGCATACGCAAAACCGCGATGGCAGATGGTTGCAATCTGGGTGCCAGTACCGATCTTTTGAGGAGTCAGGTAACCAGCGCCACTGGTGCCCCAGGTGGCGGTGCCACTCATGATCTCCTCAGTCGGAGACGTGGGGTTGAACTCAGGAACTTGAATCCGAGTGCCACCTTGACGGGAATCAAGGAGGGCATTACGAGAAACAGCGCCAGACTTGATGAACAAGCTGCGCTCTTTGATTGCCTCAGACACATAGGTGCTGAGATTATTCCTTTTTACAATGTCCGCCAGAAGGACACCGCCGGAATAATTCTGAAATGGTGCGGCCATTTCTTATTCGGAGAGTGGGTTTACAGGGTTCAAGTCACGGACTTGAGGTGGTGTCCCACGGGGACTATTTACCGGCCTCTCGCTTGAGCACAGCTGCAAGGTCAGGGTCGGTAGCTTCCAAGGCCATTTGCCTGGTTAAGTTAATACTACCTTCTGCCCAAGGATTAGCGACACCTGAGGCACCTGCAGTTCCAGTTGTTGGTTTCGCCCCCATGCCAGCTTGGGTGCTTGGCTTGAAGTGATGCTCATAGCCAGAACCAGGATTTTTGAGCTTGGCAAGGTAAACATTGAGGTCTTCCTCAACGCCGCCATTCAGCACTTTGACGCTGCCATCTTCTGCTTTTTTCAGATTGCTCTGAACTAGCTGAAGCATCTGCTCGGCGTTAATCGCACCAGATTGACTAATCGCAGACAACGCAGACGTTTTCATTGCGGCTGTCTCGTTAGACACCCGAAGATCCGCCAGCTTTTGCTCTAGCTCAGCGATTTGCTGATCTTTGGTTTGAGCAGTTTTGTTGGCTTCTTCCCAAAGATCCTTCCACTGGCCTTGATCTTCCAGTGTTTTGCGACGTTGCTCGTCTTGTTTCTTGTAAACGTCGTCGAGCTTGCCCT